AGGCGCTAAAACCTGGAAGGTCCCTTTCGAGGCGAGAGCCTCTAGATCGTTGGTTTAGAATTTTTCGGAAAGGAGATTCTGTCTATGATTCCTCGACTAGGTGGTATTATTACCAAATCGAGAAATATCGCTGACGTATGGTCTAAGACTACTCCACCTACAACTTTGTTGTATAATGGGGCTCTCTATCAGACATACGCCACCACAGCCCCTATTAAGGTGTGCTATGGGAGCGAGAAAATTGTTTACACTAATTCTGTTAAAGGGGGTTACCCTGATTCCAGTAATCGGTGTAATCATTTTAAGACAGAAACTTTCTTCAATGGTGGGACATCTTTTGCTCCCATACGCTCTTCGGACCTACGACCCGGTTTTACCGGGTACGAGTACGTAGCGTATTGGGGCTATCCCACCAGTGAAAGTTCTCATGGCGCTATCTTGCCCATTGCGAAGTCTCAACTGGATTACTCCGGTCAGACTCCGAATTGGCCCCTCGCTCAGTCTTGGATAAACGACGGTTTTCGTCGTCTACAACCTGACTTAACTGAGGTGTCTGTCCCCAACTTTTTGTATGAGTTGAAGGACATAACAAAGATGTATGAAAATCTGCAAGACCTTAAAAGGCTCTGGCAGATGAAGCGCTTACCGAAAAGTCCTTTAGCTACTTCTGTTGCGAATACCCATTTAGCGGTATCCTTCGGCTGGCTCCCCACTATTGGGGATGTTAGTGGAATGGTATCTGCGGTATGGAACTTTCGTCAGAAGATAAAGGATTTCGAAAAGCTCATAGGGACGTCCATCCGGAAGTCACTAAGAGTTCTCGATACTTCTACTACCAAATCAGGCGTTTATTCACTTAACGGTAACAATAGCTTACAAGTTAAGTGGAATGGTACTTTAAAACGTACCATTCGAACTCATTTTGTCTATCGGCCTCAGCCAATCCTGGCTATAAGCGAGATGGACAAAACCTTGAGGGGTCTTATGGACTCCCTTGGCTTTGAGTTTAACCCGAAAATCGTTTGGGATGAGATTCCATTTTCCTTCGTCGTCGACTGGTTCTTCGGCGTTGGCAAGTGGTTATCGAATTTCAAGATCGATGCACTCGAGTTGCCTATTCTTTGTACTGACAGTTGTGTCACTATCAAAGACGAACTTAGAGTCGAGTCGTACTTAGTGGAAAACCCTTTCGGGTACCCCACTAACTCGACCTCGATGGAAACATATCCGGCATGGGTTACAACTGAAATGTCATTTCAGAGAATCCCGCTCCTGCCCACCTTTGATATATTTCAAGGGCTCGGTTGGAAAATGCCTACTGGGAAACAGACTGCATTACTAGCCAGTCTCTTTACTCAGGCTTTGAAACTTAAACCTGGAGGACACGGTTGACAACCGCCCTCTTTCTTTAAATGGGTTTCAAAGTGCTCATCTTGTCATAAGTAGATGATACTTCTGATCTATAAAATGGGTCAGTTGTTGATGAGCCGTGGTCTGTTTGACGACCACAACTGCCTCACGTACGAGAGAATCGTATGTCTGAGCACACAGGGTAGAAATACCTTAGTTTACCCTTAAGATTTTCTTAAGGCTTGCCCCCCTCGTGGGGAGGAGTATCCTATTATGGCTCTTGGCACCTCGCTCTCTCTTTCCAAAGATTGCGCAACGGATGTTGACACTAATCTTTCAGTGTACGACCTCCGAGCTGCGGATCTTTCCAAATCAGAATTCTCTGTCGCCGGGCTTACGCCCCCGTTGGAGAAACTTCTGTCTGTCGGTCATCAGACCGGGAAAGCCGGTGAGACAAGGCATTCCGTGCGCCTCGACCGAACTGAGGTTGATGCGTATGGAGTGGCTGCCACTTGTTCAACTTACGTTGTACAAGTGCGACCACCGAACACATCCATGACGAACGCCATCTGTCTCGAGGAAGTCAACAAACTTGTTGACTTTATCGTTGAAGGTGGGTCGAACGCCAACTGGACAAAGGTACTGAACAACGAGGTTTAATCCTCGTTTCCAGGATATAACATAGCGACTCTAAAGCTCTGTTAGGAGTGTTTGAGTTTGAGGTTCCAATCGAGCTGCCGTCACTAGGGATACTTTTTGGAGGTTTGTCATTGATTAACAATGGTGACCTGAAAAGCCTTCTCCTTTTGTGGGAGAACCTGGCGCGCAACCGACGCTATGAGACTTTCGTCCTTGACGCCGATATTAAAACGGTGCGGGAGAGAGTCGAACATGAGGGTGTGACCTTCTTAACGACAGCTCTACCTTCAATAGGTAAAGCACTTGATTCCTACCACTCTACAAATGAGTGGAAATATGATCATGGTCATTTTAGAACCGATGATCAAGGGATACCTAATTTCTTAGGTATAGCAATCAGGCGTGCGTTAGGAGGTAATTCTCTTGCCGTAGATTGTGTAAGGCAATTGTCTTACATTTTCTATAAACTTGAGCTAGAGTTCGACGATCGGACGGTGGCGGATTTTCTTGATCAGTTTGTAAAAACTGATGCGGAGATTCCGTTAACATTTGCTTCCTCCGATTCATATCGGGAGAGCATTCTTACGTTTATGCGCCAGATGTTACAGGTGATCCTTTGTAATGAGGACCCCAAGGACATTCGGCCAAAACATGGGAGCGGTGCAACCGCGTGTAAAACCGCACAGTGGGACAAGTATCACCAACTTAGGTATTATCCTAAGCTTGACTATGAGTTCCCCTATTCCGACTACTTCTTCTATAACTTTAACCATCTTATCGATGAGTTTGAGTTACTCGAGAAGTCTGACGACTCTATCCCTAGGGCCCGGGTTGTACTGGTCCCTAAGGATTCTCGTGGTCCAAGAATTATCTCATGCGAACCTGCTGAATTACAATATATTCAGCAAGGGCTCATGAGGAAACTCTATCGGATCATAGAGGGCCACAAACTGACCTCTGGTCAGATTAATTTTACTGACCAGACCGTTAATAGGGTCCTTGCTAGGGTCGCCTCACAGCGAGGTGATTATGCTACCATCGATCTTAAAGACGCGTCTGATAGAGTGTCTCTCGAGGTCATCCGGTCGGTTTTTCCGCCGCGATGGGTCGATTGCCTCGAAGCTTGTCGCTCCGAGGAGACACTCTTGCCTGATGGTCGGATTGTGAAGCTTAACAAGTTTGCCCCTATGGGTAGTGCTTGTTGCTTCCCTGTTGAAGCACTTGTCTTTTGGACTTGTGCGCAGGCTGCTATTCATATGCAGTTGGCCTCTGAACTACGGATGCGAATCCGTCCTAGGATACACCAACTAGTATATGTCTATGGCGACGATATCATCACGCCTGCTTCTACTTATAGCAGTGTCGTGAGGGGACTCTCCTCAATTGGCCTCGTGGTCAATGAGCAGAAGTCCTACCATACTGGTCCCTTTCGCGAGTCTTGCGGTGGTGATTATCATAATGCTTATGATGTCACTCCCGTACGAGTGCGAAAAACCTTATCTGATTCGTCGTGTACCTCCATCACTACTAATGCTGACTTGCTCAATACTTTTCTTGACAAGTTTGGTGAAGGTGTTGAATTCTATGGACTTCTTGATATAATCGAGAACGCCCAAGGATACATCTTCCCGAAAAGCGAATTGGCCATCCCTGGCACAATTCGAACATCTTTTCGCGCTAGTAACGATGTGTTCTTCCTGCGAAGGTGGAACAATTCTCTGCAACGCGCAGAGCATCGGATTCTTCAACTACATAGCAAGGTTAAAACCAAGCATGCCCCAAATTGGGGTGAGCTCCTTAGGAAGGAGTTAAGTAGAGGAATCGTTGATGGTGTCCGGGAAATATACGAACATTGGTCAGCAATGACCAATAGTTTGTTGAAACCCGGAGAGTATGTCGATGTCCAATCGACCAAACAAAAATGGACTTGGGTCTGGCTAGGTTAGCCTAGGCCGATACGCTCATGGTACCGGGGCTTAGAAATCCCGGGGTGCACTCCTTATTTGGAGTGCCATTTCTACCATTTGCTTGAGTGGGAGTTGTTCCTGATATTAATTGGGAACTAATGCAGG